TACTTTCTTAACAAACTCACTGAAAAACCTGTATAAAATCAAAAATATTGTACACTAGACCGCAGGCTCAGGCTTGCGGTTTTTTGTTTACTCTGAAATTGACTTGTTGACATCAACAAATAGCTTTACAAAGCGCTTGGTTGCCAATTTTGTTGATGTTAACAAAATTAGAGTTTAGTATTTCTATTTTACAAAAAAACAGGGGGCAAAAAAGGGGCATAAGGTCTAAACTTTTGTATTTTTATGGTAAAAATAATATGTATTTTGCAACGCATAAAGGCTTATTTTAAGCCTTTTTAGGTGTATATGTGTTCATCTATATAGTGTTTTTCAGTTACTCTTAAATAATAGAGCGACTACTTTAGTAGCTTAAAAACATGATTAAACCGCTATTCTTAGGAGTAGCGGTTTTTCTTTTTGTTCTGAAAGGGGCAAAAAAGGGGCAAACTATTTGTAAAGTTTATCCAGGACATCAACAACTTTTGATTTTATATTCTTGGTTACGTGAGTATAGATTTCCATTGTGGTCTTTCCGTTATCTTTATGCCCGACTCTTTGGGTGATGGCTTTTAAGGGGATATTGTTTTCTGCAAGTGTGCTGATAAGAGTGTGTCGTAGGATGTGAGGGTGCAGCGGTTTATTGATTGGATTTTTTAGCGTGGCATTGGCATTCTTCATCAACTTGCCAATGCTTGATTTATGGATAGGAATACCACTTGATGAAACAAAGATAAATCCCATATCTTTATAGTTTGGATTCGTATTTTTTCTTAATTCATGTAGCTCTATAAATTCTTCAATAATCTCAATTTCTTTATTCGTTAAATCAACCACTCTGACAGATGATAAGGTTTTAGGAGTTGTTTTGACACCTTCTGAACCTTTACGAGTTGGATCTAGAGTTCCGTTGATAGTGATAGTACGGTTTTTCTTATCGTAATTTTCAAATTTAAGCGCACCAGCTTCACCGACTCGGCAACCATTTAAAGCCATAAATTCAGCCATACGAGCGACATGATACCCTCGGTTATATTCTTTCATGGCTTTTAAAAGCCTTTTTAATTCGCTTTGTTCAAGGAACTTATCTTCGATATGCTCCATGTTTTCGTACGTTACGACTTGTTTTGGCAGCCTGACACGTTGGATAGGGTTGCTATCAATCAATTCTAAATCTTGAGCATACTTGAATACCATACTTAGTACGGATTTATGCTTTTTTAATTTGATGTGATTGTCCTCTGAATTTGTAAAATATTGTTGAGCGTATTTAGCAGTGATATTTTTTATTTTAATCCCTGAAGCAAAATTTTCTTTTACTTCATCTACCGCATAGACCATAGTTTTCTCGGTAGAAGCTTTGATAGATTTTTTATGAAGTTCCCACCAATCATCCAAAACATCTTCAAATAGCATATCTGTAGTAGTAAGACTTTGTAGCTTTTCAACTATCTTTTCATCTAGTAGTTTTTGTGCTTCTTTCTTAGCCCTGCTTGATCCCGAATCGAGCGTTATAGCTAACCTTTTCCATTTCTCAGTATATGGATCTTTGTATCGCTCAAAAAATTTATATTTGCCGTTTGGTAATTCTTCCATCCACATTGCGTTTACCTCACTTTTTTGATAAAATGGGTATAGTAAAGAGGGCTTTTTAATGCCTTTTACTATACAGATTATCCTCACACTCAGAAGTTTGGCGATGGAGAGTGTGAGGATTTTTTTGAGTTGTTTCCAAAATGGAAACAGTTGGTTTTTATTCTAGACCTGAACTAACTTTAGAAGTCAACAAGAAAGAACCGTCGTCTTGTTTTGAAAACGAAAGAATAACGCTCTTGTATTTGCTACCAGTAGAAGTGTATGATACTGTCTTACTGTCGTGGTCATTTACTGAACTAGTTGTTACATTGTTAGGTTCTCCGTGAACGCTAGCAACGTCATCGTAGTTAGTTCCACCGGCTCCATAGTTGATAATATCGCCAACTTGAAGCGCATCAAACTGTTCTTTTGTCCAGTTAAATTTAGCATCTTCCTCTTTTTGTGAAGATTCAATTGAAGAACTTACAGAGCTAACAGTCTCTTCAACGTTTTTACCTAGTTCTTTCAATGATTTAGCGTACATTGCTTGAGTTACTAATACAATAGCAATAGACACGACTGCTAGAACTGTCCCAATAATAGCTAGCGTTTTTGGTCTTTTTCGATTTACTGCAAAACCAATTAAACCGAAGATAAGAGCTAAAATAGCCAAAATGAATGAAAAATTATTGATGATAGGCATCCATGAGCCAAGTAGAGCCAGCGCTCCAAAAATAATAGCTAAAATACCTAAAACTTTGCGTTCTTGTTTCATAATGAAACCTCTCTATCAGCTTTTAGTGTGAATCAGTTATTGCACATATTTTTAAACCTTATAAATATCTACGACTTCCCCAATAGTTCGAATGTCGTTGTGTTCTTTTTACCTCTTGTATTTTAAGCAATTTCTTGTAGCCCTCTACTGGATTGCCACACTCAGGACAAAATTTCATAATAACCTCCAAAATAATAACTATTTAGAATCCTTTATGCTCTTTTTTCTTACCCATAGCCGACGAGGTTATGGGTTTTTATTTTTCTCAATACCTCGCTACAATGTACCAGCTATCACATCTGCTTTTAGCATTACACATCAATATCATAATATTGTTGTAAGATATTGTTCCCTCGTTTGTATTTTGTAACAAGGTCAATAGCTACTCGTCGTTGCTGTTGATTGTCCAATAAATATTCCTCATAACTCAATATCCGATAATGAACAAAATCAACTAATCGATTAAAAAGGGCGTTATCGCTGATTGTATTTGCTTGTTTAATTTGCTCGTATGAGTGCTTGTTTTTGAGGTGCCAGACCATGCGCTCATTATTGATGTAAAAGAGAGAGGCCATGGTGTTAGCTTCTATCTCTAGCGGATTGCTCTGATAGTTGTTAGCGCAAGCCAGGGCGACCTCATCAGAACGACCCGTGCTAAAATGGGCAGCGATGTGGGCTAATTCATGCAAAATGGTAAAGATAACCCGTCTTTTGATATGTGTTTGATTGATATAAACAAGATACTTTTCTTTTTCTTTATTGTAAATGGTAAAACCGTCATTGTGCTTACAGATGATATCATCCAAGTAAGTGACATCTGGATTATTGACAAGTCCTCGATATTTAATGTACTCAGAACCAAGTAGACCGGCTGAAGGAAGCATAGGAAACGGGTCCTTTTCAAAGAAGATAAAATGAAGGTTGTAAGTCTGTTCAAAGTAACGGATAATGTGCTGAAAAGTAACTTGTTCAAGTGCAATATTATTCTGTCGAGATACAGCTTCAATCACAGGGACGGCGTAATCCCAGTGTTGGATGTACTGTCTACGGGAAATAATTTCTCTAGCCATAATTACCTCCACTTACTGTCATCGTCCATCAGGGTTTTAGCAGTTACCATCAAGCTTTCAATCGCTTTGTTAAAACGAACCTTTTCTTCCTCGGTCATGTTCTGGGTCTGATTTCTGAACGCTGCGACAAGTCCAGTCTCAGCTGGACCAAGATATGAATTTACCTTGTCATCATTTGCAATAGCAGGGTTATCTGTACGTCCGAGCAGATAGTCGGTGGACACGTTGAAGTAGTCGGCGATTTCTTGTAATCTTTCAGCATTTGGTTTTTTACTCTTCATGCTATAGATTGTATTTCTACTATATCCAAGTGTTTCTTCGAGAGAATTTATAGAAATTCCTCGTTTTTGGCAAAGTTCTTTAATTTTTTCAAACAAAGAAAACATTGATTTATCAGCCTTTCTAAGACATGACAAAAAATATTTAAACTTTTGTGTGTAAAATAGTTGACAAAACACAATCAATAGTTTAGAATAGTTTTTGTAAGTTAACGAGTTAGTAAAAAACGAAGTTAAAACTTATCTAAAAATAAATAGCTTTGGCGAGCAAGAAAATTGATAGATACATGGTTTTATCAAGGTTTTTAATTATGCTTTTATTTTAAACAATAGATTGTTAAATGTCAAGCATTTTTATAAAAATTCTAACTCATTTTCTTACTTTTTGAAGAAAGGAGGGACATGAATGTCGAAAAATGAAGCTCCTCTAATATCTTTAGAGAATCTAAAAAACGATATTCAAAGTTTTGTTGAGAAGGTTGCTGATGAAGCTATTCAACAATCTGAGACATATTCGCAAGCAATTTTGCTAGTTTCGAAAAACACTAGTTTTTCAGAGCATGGCTTAGCAATGACAAAAGCTATCCAAGACGAAATCACGAAGCGCGCCTTGAATAGCCGTGTGTAAAAATTATATCGCTTCGATTTTCACAATTGAAGCAGAAGCGTAGATGGTTGATGGTTTTTCAATATCGAAGAAAAACGGAGCGTTTGCTACTATTTCTAAAAAACTTGGAACCAAACCATCGTGATGATGATACCAAAGTCCGCTAAGCTCACTTAATGAAACTGAGTTGTTTGAAGTTTTCCAAGTTTGAAAAGTTTGTTCTTCATGGAAAACAGCTTCGGTGCCATCTGAAAAAGTAACTTTTATTCTATGCATATGATCCTCCTTTCTAGTTTTATTATAGCAGAAAGCGAGGAGAGATAAAGAAAAGAAAGGAGAGAAATATGCCAAATATGGATGGTGGACGTCAAAAAATCAGAGATTATCTGAAAGAACACAATTTGACGATGGCGACGCTAGCGGTACAGTATAGCATGGCTCGTCAAGATGTAACTAATATCCTGAACGGTAAGCTGAAAAATCCACAAGCAAATCAGTTCATCGCTCGTGTGATTGAAGATTTTAAAATTCGCTAATACAAAAAGCACCTAACAGAAGTCAGGCGCATATCAAAATAACTAATCAAATTATAACACAGAAAGGGAGGAATTACCATGCCAGTTATAAATAATGTGAATTATCGCCCAGTATCTCAATCTGAAAAAGCTGAGTATGGTGGATATAAAAGCTTAGAAGAAAAATTCAACGATCTATCTGAGACAACTTTAAAACTTTGGGCAAATGAAATGAAAAATCATCCTGAATTTAAACATTTCGTTTATCATCCGACACATAAAACGGTTTTAGTAAATTACAAAGGTTTTGCTCTGTACTGTATGTGGAAGTCACGGAATAGATACAAGACAAAAAAAGAGAGTCTGAGAGAGATGTTGGAAGATTTGAAGAAAGTAAAAGATCTTTTACAAGAGGTTGCTGAATTAGACTTGGAAGATCTTATTGCGTAAGAGGATAAAGATGAACATACTAAACAAACTAACAAAATATTTCTTGGGTCAAGAAAGGAATGTAGATTGGCGAATCGTAGCTTTGGATTTAAACAGAGCATTGATTGACCTTCAAGAGAAATATCAACAAGCAAATCAGCGTATAGCAGATCTTGAAGGAATCGTAGCAATCTATAAAGAAAAGGAAAACTCAAAATGATGGAATACATTTACCTGGTAACAATCATTGGAATCATCCTGTGGTCGCTAGTAAATAAACTAGATGACCACGCTGAAATGAAGCAAAAAGAGCGCCAGCGAATAACAAGTAATATTGCACGCATGAACCTGAGAAGTTCAG